GAGTGGTAAGAAGGTAAGAGTTGATATGAATTCAGCAAACCTAATGGTTCAAGTATATGATGCACTTAAAAAACAATCTAATAAAGATAAGTTTGTTAAGAGTGGTATTGTTAATATGGGTCATATGGCTTACAAACTTATGAAGAAAGAAAATACTTCTGAAGTAATTGAAGAAGCTGAGTATCAAGGTAGAAAAGTAGAACTAAGTAAAATCATGCAAGGTGATGTTAAGAAGTTCAAAGTATATGTAAAGAACGATAAAGGTAATGTTGTTAAAGTAAACTTTGGGCAAAAGGGAATGTCAATAAAAAAATCTAATCCTGGCGCAAGAAAATCATTTAGAGCACGAATGAATTGTGATAATCCTGGTCCAAGATGGAAAGCAAGATATTGGTCTTGTAGAAAGTGGTAAATAGGTTTATTAAATATATTACCATATTTATAGTATAAGAAGTTTAATTTTAAAAAGGCAAATTATGAGTACATTATTAATCATTTTAGGTGTTATCGGTGTTGCAGTGGCAACCTATTTAGTATTATTATACACTGGAAAAATCAAAGATTCAGATGGGGATTTTATTCCTGATGTAGTAGAGGATACAGTAGAAGATATCAAAGAAGATGTAGCTGAAGTAAAATCAGAAGTTAAGCGTAGAGTTAAAAGAGTTAAAGAAGAACTTAAAGACGTTAAAGCTGCTGGTAAGAATTTAGCAAAACAATCTAAAGATGTTGTTGAAGCCGCAAAAGGTGGAAACCGAAAAGGTAGAAAACCTTCAAATCGCAAGAGAAAAGCTACTAAAAAATAAGAGTAGCAAATGAAAAAGTATTTCGGAGATATTAGGAATCTGATAATCTTAGTTTTAATAGTTGTTATACTATTACTAAGACAATGTAGTGGAGATGGGGGAGAAATTACCCCATCCGAGCCTACTATTATCACAAAGGTAGAAACGAAGTACGATACGATTACCAAAGAAGTTACAAAATACGTTCCTAAAATAGTTACTAGAATCAAAACTGAGATTGATACAATAACATTAACTCAAGATATTGATACACTTTCTATTTTAGAAGATTACTTCGCAAAATATGTTTATGAAGATTTTCAACAACTAGATTCTTTAAACTTAACAATTAAAGATACAATCTCTCAGAACAAAATTTTATCAAGAAAAATATTCTACGATTTAATCTATCCTACAACAACTGTAACGGAAACAAAGTATATTAACCAACGAGAATTCTATGTAGGATTCGGGTTAAACGGAACATCAAAACAATTTAATTACGTTGGTGGTTCTATATTATACAGAACAAGAAAGAAGCAGGCGTTTGGATTAGGTATTGGATTAAACGACCAATTTCAACCAATCATATCAACTCAGTTTCTTTGGAAATTGGGAAAGAAATGAGCAAAAACATAAAAGAACTTATTAGGGAAGAGTACGTTAAATGTGCTAAAAACCCAGTTTACTTCTTTAAGAAGTATTGCTACATTCAACACCCAAAAAGAGGTAAGATACTTTTTGATTTATACCCATTCCAAGAAGATGTTATGGGTGAGTTGGATGAACATAGATTCAATGTAATTCTTAAATCACGTCAGTTAGGTATCTCAACATTATCCGCAGGTTATTCTTTATGGATGATGTTATTTCACGAAGATAAAAACATATTGGTAATTGCAACTAAACAAGAGGTAGCTAAAAACTTAGTTACTAAAGTTAGGTATATGCATGAGAATTTACCGAGTTGGTTAAGAGGTGATACCGAAGAAGATAACAAACTATCCTTACGATTACGAAATGGTTCAACAATCAAAGCAACATCAGCTAGTGGTGATGCAGGTCGTTCTGAAGCATTATCAATGTTGATTATAGATGAGGGTGCATTCATTAAAGGTATTGATGAGATATGGGCATCAGCTCAATCTACATTATCAACTGGTGGTAAAGCAATCGTACTATCAACTCCAAATGGTGTTGGTAACTTCTTTCATAAAACTTGGTTAAAGGGTGAAGAAGGTGATGGTTGGAATCCAATCAAATTACATTGGACTGTACATCCTGAACGAAACGATAAGTGGAGAGCTGAACAAACTCAACTCTTAGGTGAAAAGATGGCAGCTCAAGAATGTGATTGTGATTTCATTAGTTCTGGTTATACAGTCGTAGATGGGCAACTTCTACAATGGTATGAAGAAACCCACGTTCAAGACCCAGTAGAGAAAAGAGGATATGATAATAACTATTGGTTATGGTCACAACCAAACTATACAAAAGATTATGTAGTGGTTGCCGATGTTGCGAGAGGTGATGGAGCAGATTATTCAGCATTTCACGTATTTGATGTGGAGAGTGTAGAGCAGGTTGCAGAATATAAAGGTAAGATAAGTACCAAAGATTATGGTAATATGTTAGTGAATGTGGCAACTGAATGGAATGATGCATTGTTGGTAATTGAAAACGCAAACATTGGTTGGGCAGTAATACAAGAAGCAATAGATAGAAATTATAAAAACCTTTATTATTCATATAAAGAGTTTGGATATGTAGATGATGATATTCATTTACAAAAAGCATATGATTTAAAAGATAAATCACAAATGGTACCTGGTTTCTCAATGACAAGTAGAACACGCCCATTAGTTATCTCAAAGTTAGATACTTATATGAGAGAAAGAGTTCCGATTGTTCGTTCTAAACGATTGATTGAAGAACTTTTTGTTTTTATATGGAATGGTAACAGAGCTGAAGCTCAACAAGGTTATAATGATGATTTAGTGTTATCATTTTCAACAGGACTTTGGGTAAGAGATACGGCACTTAAATTAAGACAACAGGGAATCGAACTAAACAAAAGAGCACTATCCTTAACATCTAAGCAGGGAGTTTTTAAATCAAATCAATCCAAAGCAAAAGATGCTTGGAAGATAAACACTGGTAGAGGTGATGAGGATATAAGTTGGTTACTATAAAATTTGGATATTAAAAATATTTTTTGTATATTTATATATTGTAGTAGTATATAAAAGAAAAACATTATGGCAGATACTTCATTATTCGGTAGATTAAAAAGATTATTCTCAACTCAGGTAGTTGTTAGAAGAGTCGGTAAAGATAAATTAAAAGTAGTTGATTCTTCAAGATTACAAGCAGATGGTAATAGAAGAGGTTCAGCTTACTATGATAGGTATGGAAGATTGCATGGTTCTAACTCAAGAAAGAATTGGCAGACATACAACGAAAGATTTAACTACCATTCAAATAAATTAGAATTATATACAGATTATGAAGCAATGGATAAAGATTCTATTATTTCATCAATCTTAGATATATACTCAGATGAGTGTACTCTTAAAAATGATATGGGTGATGTACTTAGAGTTAAATCATCTGATGAAAAAGTAAAGAAAACATTAAGAAACTTATTTTACGATGTATTGAACATTGAGTTCAACCTTTGGTCTTGGGTAAGAGGTATGAACAAATATGGTGATTACTATCTTTACTTAGATATTGATGATGAATTAGGTGTTGTAAATGCACAACCATTATCTGTATATGAGACTCGTAGAGAAGAAGGATATGATTTAGATAATCCGTATTCAGTAAGATTTGAGGTTGAAGAACAAAACACAAATGCAATCTCACAAAGAAATCAAACTAAGTTTTTAGAATCATTTCAGGTAGGTCATTTTAGATTACTTACAGATACTAACTTCCTTCCATATGGGCGTTCACTATTAGAAGGTGCAAGAAAGACTTGGAAACAATTAACTCTTATGGAAGATGCGATGATGATTCATAGAATTATGAGAGCACCTGAAAAGAGAATCTTCAAAATTGATATCGGAAATATTCCACCTGCAGAAGTTGATTCGTATATGAGTAACATTATAGACCAGATGAAGAAAACTCCATATATAGATGAAACTACTGGTGATTACAATCTTAAATTCAATATGCAGAATATGTTAGAAGATTACTATCTACCTGTTAGAGGTGGACAAAGTGGTACTGAGATTGATTCTCTAAGTGGAATGGAGTTCGGTGGTATTGATGATATTGAATACCTAAGAAATAGAATGATGGCAGCACTTAAAGTTCCAAAAGCATTTATTGGATACGAAGAAGGTGTTGAGGGTAAAGCAACATTAGCACAAGAAGATATTAGATTTGCTCGTTCTGTAGAAAGAATCCAAAAGATTGTATTATCAGAATTAACTAAGATTGCAATCGTACATTTATATTCACAAGGATATACAGATGAAGAATTAGTAAACTTTGAATTAGAACTTACTAATCCATCTATTATATATGAGCAAGAGAAAGCAAACCTTTGGTCTGAAAAAGTAACATTAGCAAGTGATATCAAAGATTTAAAAATGGTATCTCAAGAATGGGTTTACAAAAATATATTTAATATGAGTGAAGATGAGTGGAAAGAAGAACAATTTAAAGTCATCAATGATTTAAAATTAGGATTCAGACATGAACAGATTGAATCAGAAGGTAACGACCCAGTTAAGACTGGAGAATCATTTGGTACTCCACATGATTTAGCTGTATTAACAACTCAAGAAGCTGGAGCTGGTGGAGCTATGGGAGAAGATGTTGGTGGTGCACCTGAAGGTGGGTTTGAAGGAGCAGGTAGACCTAAAGAAAGTGGTAATTATGGAACGGATGAAAATCCATTTGGTAGAGACCCTTTAGGAAACAAATCATTATCTAAGAATGAAAGATATAACGCTACTTCTGTTATCAACCAAGAACAAATTGATGCGGTTGTTAGCCGTATGAAACAGGTCGGAAAAACCAAAAAAATGATAATAGAATCTCTTAAAGATGATACCAATGATGAAAGTTTATCATTATTGGATGAGAAAAACATATTGGATTCTTAAAAATATAATATTTATAACAAAATACATAGTTACTTTTATCCAAAACTGAGGAACGAAATGAAAAAATTAAAACATAGTAAGTACAAAAACACTGGGATTCTATTTGAATTATTGGTAAGACAGATTAGTACTGATACTTTAAACAATAGAGATTCTAAAGCTACTTATACTATAAGAGAACATTTCGGAAAAAGTACTGAGTTAGCTAAAGAGCTCAAATTATACAAAGCATTGGTAGAAGAATCATTTAGTTCAGAATACAAAGCATCTGAATTTGTAAACATTATTCTAAGTGAACGTAAAAAATTAAACGAAACTACTCTTAATAAACAGAAGTATAACCTAATCAAATCTATTAAAAAGAACTTTGTATTAGAGGATTTCTTTAACTA